TACCAAATCCCTTTGCGAAATTATTATTGGCTAGAAGGTTGGTGTTAATTTCAGGTTCATTATTGTTCATCATTCCCTGTTCAGCTAATAGGTTTTCAATCATTTTTTCGTTATTAGAATTTAAGATGACGTCATCAAATTCGTTGGCTAATGGAGAGTTCTCAAACTGTTTAAAACGACCATATGTCTTGTTATTTACAAGATTCTTTTGAAGTGTAGGGGGAATCCGTGCCTGTCTAGGAAGTGGTCGTGTAGGACTACGGAAGAACTGTTGACCTTGTGCTATCCTATTTTCACGAGCTTTTCGTTCTTGGATCATAGCAACATCTCGCTCTAGACGCCGAGCGAAATTGTCATTCGAATTTGACGCAGAATTGGGACTTTGAAGTTCCACGCCAGAACGACGAACAAATTCTTGAACCGACTGGCTCATATTACTATTGGTCACTATTTTTTTTAATAATCCTCTGTGAATCCGATACTTTCCTCAATCACGTCAAGTCCGAATATAACTGGCTGCTTAGGGTACGTCCTTCCCTTGTATTTAACAATATCTTCTCGGACTTCAATATCTCTTGAACTGAATGGTCCTATGTAGAAATCCTGGTTAAATTTGGGTTTACCGAGGTTGTTTGCAGAACAATGTTGGTTGAACATCTGCACGAAGATGGTCTGAGGAACACACAATTCTTCACCATACTTGATAGATGTAGACTCCATGAAGTTTGTCAGGGTACTCGCAACCATAGCCACTTGCTTCTTGATGATTTCAAAGTACTTCGGAACAACATTCCAGATATCTCTATCCCTGTATTTGTTAGAATAATCAAGATATCCACGAACGCACTTGAGAAGGATGATCGGTAACTCCCTATTGAGCTTCTCATCTAGCTGGGGATCAGCTTCCCTAACCTGCTTAGTAAAGTTCCAGGGAAGGATGCGGCGTAGGATAGAGCCAGAATTATCTTTCCAGTTTGGAACCTCGTTACCACCCAGCACTCCAGGTACATTCCACTCGATAGAAACAGCAGTCTTATTCTTCACAGCAATAGATACATCTTCTCCTGAAACGATGGACTGAAATTCTGCTTGTTCAAGACCAAGATCAGCCTTAATCTCTGGTGCAATGAACATGAAGTTATCCTTGATAGCAGAGAGACCGAACTTCTTTTCAATGTTATTTGCTAGGACACCAACATCCTCACTTTCATAGAACTTCTTGAAAACCTTGGTAATTAGCGTAGACTTACCAGATCTGGCGATACCCTTGAAGAAAGGGATAATTTGCCAAGAATCTAACTCACCGATGTCATAACAGAGACGTCCACCCATCACATATGCCCAGTTACATACTTCATCTTCCAGCTTCTGATACTTTAGAACCTTGTCAAAGTTTGGGGTTGGGATATCCTGCCACCTCTCCAAGTGTGAGAAATCATCAAACTGTTGATCAAAGTACTTACAAGAAACAATAGTTGGATCTAGACATGCAAAGTCTGAGCTCTCATATGGATAGAAACGACAATCATATACACCACGATCCGGAATCCACTCCTTTCCAACAAAGAGACCATTTTTGAACGACCATACATGCCTTCTCTTGCTTATTTCAGGAAACTGCTGATCCTTGCATTTGGAAACATGATCAATAACTTCACGGAAAATACTTCCCTTACTTGTAAAGTTTTTCCAGTTTGTAAATGATGAATCTTTTTGAGCAATTGAATATACAAACTTATCTATAGGGAAAATTGGATTCCAAGCTCTAGTTCGATACCCTTCAATAGTCTTAATCTCTTCACAGCAGTGCCCCTTGTATCTACGGTATCCACATTTATACGTCTCTTCTAAAGTATACAGGAGACATTTCTGATACGGTGAAACATTTTCAATCTCTTCGTCATCCATAGCAGAAGGATCTGAAAATTTTGGAAACTGGGGCTGAACAGTTGGAGTACTTACACGTTCGTATGAGATGTAGTGACGTCGGATATTTTCATATCCGTCCTCAATGTGTAGAATGATATTAGCAATACGCTTATCCAGACTAAGACCCAAATCATCAGATAGACTCTCGTGATCCTTTGTATCACCATTTTTCATTTTCTCTTTTTTTATCTTGTTCATATGATTCCTTAACTCTACAGCGAAGTCAAGGTTCTTTTTTCTGATAGTCTTAATAGCTACCAAATCTATATCATTGATTGATACAGCTCCATATTCATTGAAGCAATTAATTGAGATGTACTGGTTGTATCCCAACATCTGGTGACTAAGAAAGTCTTTTTCATGGAGTCCCCACGCATTCTCTAAATTTGACAATACGCGTGTACCCTGATCCTCATTCATCGACCGAATTTGCTGATTATGAAGCTCTGCCAAAGCTTCATATTTATTGGGTTCCTTGTCGATGAAGTGGGTCTTTTCCATATTACTGATATTACGATTTTTTCTTTTAATTACTTTTTCAATGATTGAAGTTGAGCCAAAATTTTAATGAGAATTTTGTTATGGACTTGAATCTGATTAGAGATTCCCACGAGAGCTGTGCAAACAGTATCACCTTCCTCTGTTGCGAACAGGGATCCGAGAAGCTCAGGTAAATCAATCTCCTCATCATCCTCACCAGGATCTATGATACTGTCAGTCTCAATTTCAATATCGGATTCAGTATCTATGATTTCACCATCTTCAATTTCATCAGGATATGCGGATGGGTCGGAAAGGGACATTTGATATAGACTGAGAAAAATTGGATCGCGAAATTTCGCATTTATCCAAAATTATTTTCTCTGCTTATAGTACAACAACTCTCAAAATGGCTGGCGGTCTTATGCAACTCGTCGCTTACGGTGCCCAGGATGTCTACCTTACCGGTAACCCTGAGGTAACTTTCTTCCAGGCTAAATACAAGCGCCACACTAACTTCGCGATGGAGAACATCGAGCAGACCGTCAACGGTACTGCCGCTGACTCCGGTCGCGTGTCCGTCACCGTCGCCCGTAACGGTGATCTCGTCGGCGACATGTACGTCGAACTCAAGGTCGCGGCGTCTATTGACGAATCCGAGGCCGCTTGGGTCGCTGAGCGTGCGATCAACAACGTCGAATTATCGATTGGTGGTCAGCGAATTGACAAGCAGTACTCCAAGTGGTGGCGTCTCTACTCCGAGCTTTACCTCGATGACTCCAAGAAGGCCACTTACGGTAAGATGAGCTCCGGTACGACTGGCAAGACAGTCTATTTGCCCCTATACTTTTTCTTCAACAGGAATCCAGGACTTTATTTGCCACTAATTGCTCTGCAGTACCACGAAGTCCGTCTCGATTTCGACCTGTCGGCGCACTACGACGAGTGGCTTGAGACCAACACCTTCAAGGTGTGGGCCAACTACATCTACCTCGACACTGAGGAGCGTAGGCGTTTTGCGCAGAAAGGACACGAGTACCTCATCGAGCAGGTTCAGCACACTGGCGCTGACACCGTTGAATCCGGTAAGGTCAAGCAGGTTCGCCTCTCGTACAATCACCCAGTCAAGGAACTCATCTGGTGCTTCTCCAACACCCAGGTCCAGACCTCTATGTGGAATTTCACCGCCCGGTCCGCCGCCGCGGATGTCAAGCTTCACACCACCCCCGCCCAAGCCACCGCCTCCAACTGCCTTGTCTCCACCGCCACCTTCGGTGCTCCCATGCTTGGTCTCGGTACCGAGATTGGTGGCACCGCCAGCTTCTCCGAGGATTCCGTCGGTCCCCTTGACAGCTTCAAGCTTGTGCTCAACGGCCAGGACCGCTTCAAGGAGCAGAAGGGCAAGTACTTCAACTCCGTCCAGCCCTTCCAGCACCACACTGGCTCCCCCTACGCCGGTGTCTACGCGTACTCCTTCGCGCTCAAGCCCGAAGAGCATCAGCCTACCGGCACTTGCAACTTCTCGCGCATTGATAACGCGCAGGTTGCTGTCACTATGAAGTCCGATTCTGACACTGGCGGTCACGGTGCCACTACCATGCACATGTTCGCCACTAACTACAACGTCCTCCGTATCCAGTCGGGTATGGGTGGCCTTGCCTTCTCCAACTAAATACTCATACGAAGTATTTTAGTAAATATCATTAAAAAATTCAAATTTAAAAATTGAAACACACAATTTTTAAATTTGAAACACTTAAAAACAAAAATGTCTATTGAAATATCATGATAGCTGTAGGTCAAACTTCTATATGTTTTGCTCTTATTCGACGACGGACATATCGTCAACGAAAAAAACCTTGTACGAAGAATCCTGACGCACTTACATGTGCGATACGTCATAGACGCTGTAAAGGGTGTCCATTTAATAACTTTTTTAAAAAGGAAAACATACTTAAATATACCCCTCCCGTTATAGATAATGATTAAGAAACTAATCGAAATATTTTTCAAAACAGAAAAACCCAAGTTAGGTCGATGGTCACTCAAATCTTGTGATGAGTTGGCAGCTTCTATAAACTCTGTGTACCAAAACAGAGATCACTGCGGCGATACGATATGTAAAACACCAAAAAAAGCATCCGAGTATCCGGATAAGTCTAAATAATCATTTTTAAAACGCATATTCTATACGAGTTTTAAAAGGTTTTTTTAAATTAGACGTTTTTAGCATGAGGGCGACGACGGTGTGTTTTGGTTTGTGATCTATATTTAGATGATCTTGATTTCCACCACCTGTATCCACCGAAACTAACTGAGATCATAGATATACAACATAAACAACATAGTACTAGGAGAATGATCAATGGAATCATTTCTCCTATTGCCTCTTCATTTTCGGCGTTAGTTATGTCATCCCCACACATTCGTGTGAAGGTTTCGTCTGTATTGAGCCTGGCCTTTTCTGCGTTAGATGCATCTTCACTCACCTTTACATCCCTACACACGCGTTTAGGAAACTTTTTGTCCTTAGGTATCCTAGGTAGTGACTGGACATACTCCTTAGGTAGTGGTATAGGTAAAGCCAAAGCTTTAGACACTATATCCATCTTACTTTATGACAACAATTTATTTATCACCGACTACACTGGTGTTCCTGGTGCGGTTTCTGAGAGTCGTGATCTTGGAAGGCTGCTGGATATGGTTTGGTACGAGGTTATCCTCCCAATCCCAA